AGCGGTTTGTGACACATCGATATTCACAAAGCTTGTCTCAGCTGCGGCATACTGTCGTGACACGCCGGAGCAACGCAAAACGCTGCAGCAGGAGCTGGCGTTTTAGCACAGCGGTTTGTGACACATCGATATTAAAAAAGCGTGACACCGCTGCGGCAAACTGCCGTGACACGCCGGCCGAACTAATCAGCAGGCGAATTGCCGTCTGTAGTCATATCAAAAACCAGCTGCAGGTTAGCCGGAATTTCAGGATCCAGCTTTATAGCGTTAACCAGCATTTTAATAAGTGTCCGCGTTTCGCTTTTAAAATATTCCACCCCATACTTTGTCGGGTCGCCAAGGCCTGCGGTGTTGTTTGGGATCATGCCGCCCAAACCAGCGGGGAACCGGTGCGCATTAAATACGTCCTGCGCGCTAACTGCCTTCACGTTGAAAAACTCGTCCTTGCTTTCAAAGTTACCAACCGGGATTATCTGAATGCCTTTTTCCTTGCCGCCAGGTATGTTTACAAACAGCGATTTAAAGTTACCCACGCCCTTTGAATCCTGAATTTTTTGCTTAATGTCATTTTCTACATCGGCGTCCATATTGGGGTCAGTGGAGTACAGAATAAAACCCATATGCGCACCGTTAAGGTAGTATTTGCGCCGGAACATGGTGGCATCTTCATTAAGCAAACTGGCCTGCAGGCCGCCTAAGTAATCAGGGCAGCCGTAAACCTGCTGCACGGTATCGTAAATGCGCACCCATACAACGTCGCGCGGTTTGTATTTTTTTACCTCGTTGTTGCGCTGGAGCACTGCTGCACCGCCGTCGCCGGTTACGCGTGTGCGGTAACTGGGAAGCGGGAAAAGCCGCAAAGTTTTACCAAAGCCGTTACGTATTTTAAGCAGGCCGACATAGCCATACTGCACCAGGTTTAAAAACGCCGCGCCTACGTCCTGATCACTCATACCGCCGGACAAAAACCGCGCCGCTGCCATATTGGCACGGCTTTGCAAAATGCCGCCGTGCTGGGCATTACGCCTGGGCAAATTGGCCAGCAGTTGCATATCTATAGGCGGCTCCCAGTAACCGTGCATTTCGTTGTAATAAAGCGAATCGTAGTCAGTAAGCCACATGCCGGGCATCACTGTTTCAGGCAAGCCGAAAACCACCGTGGCCGGCTGTTTATCTGTTGTATCAGACGCTGCCGATCCGGTGTCGTCGTTCGCGGTTATCAGTGCTGTATCGCCCATGATGATTTTCTCTTGTGTTGATGGTTAAGGGGTTCATTTATCACGGCATGCGCCGTGGCAAAAAATATGTCTGCATGGCCGGTTACGTTGTCGCGGCTGGCTTTAAAGGTGATGGCGCCGCCCGTGTCGGTAACGGTACGGCGAATAGATAAACAGCTCATAGCAATGTCTTTGTGGCTGGCGTCCCACTCAATGCGGCCGCCTTCAATAACATCAATCATTTTCAGCACCAGGCGGGTTTTGCTGTTTACGCTGTAATGAATGGCCGTGGCTTCGCGCGGGTACAGGGTGTTTATGCTGTCAAACACACCGGCACCAATGCCGGTTGTATCAACGCCTATATAGGTAACGCGGTACTTTGCATAAACCTTTTGTATCTCTGCCACATGGTGCGCAAAGTTCATGCCGCGCCAGTAGTGTTTTTCCAGTATGCGGAATTTTTCGCCCTCGGTTTTAGGCGGTGCCACAACAACCAGCGTGGCATTGTCGCGGGTGCGCGATGGGTCGTAACCCAGCCACACTTCGCGGTTACCAAACGGGCGCGGCGCGGCGGGTTTGTAGTCTTGCCAGCGGGCAGCATCGACCATGCATTTTTCAAGGTCAGTAAATTTAAATACGCTGGCCGCATCATCCACAAACACGCACATAAACAGGTTTGCAAAGTCGTCGCCGTTGTATTCGTCGCGCAGCTCGTCAATGTCAAACAGCTTACAGCCACCGGCAATAGCGTCCTCAATGGTAACCACATAGCGCCATTGTTTATCCGGGCAAAGCCGGCCACCGTCGCGCAGGGTGTCAAATTCGGGGAATACAATTTCTTCCCGTTCCGGCTTGCCTTGCCGCCAGTGATCACCTGTCCAGAACGGGTAAGCCGGGTGCGCTTTGGTGGATGGGGTGCTGAAATAGGTTTTGCGCCATTTGGTGTGTGTGGCCATCGCCGAAGCCAGCTTGTTAAGCACATCAAATTTGCCGATCCAGAAATACTCGTCGATATAAACATGGCCGTGGTAGCTTTGCGCGGTTTTGCTGTTGGTACTTAAAAAACGCAGTTCGGCAGCACCTTTGGCGGTGTTCAGCACTATAGGGTTGCCGGTTAGTTCTATTTCAAAAAATTCTTGAGCAATGGCGATTATGTAGCTGCGGAATACTTCCGCCTGGTCACGGCTGGCAGACAAAAATATCTGCGGTTCGCCGGTTAGCGTGGCCTGCTCAAAGGCTTCACCGGCAAAGTAGTAAGTAGCGCCAATTTGGCGGCTTTTTAGAATATTACGGATCCGCTGATGCAGGTTGTTATGCATCGTTTTCTGGTATTCAAACAGCGAATCGTGCCACGTTGCAAAATCGTCTGCGGTTAAGTGGCTAACATCGTTTTTGCGCTTGCGGCCCTTGCGGGGTTTGCTGCTGCCACCGTCGCTGCTTTCTCGGTTATCACCACCTTTGCCGCCTTGCTGCTCCGGCTTGTCGTTGCCGACAAAGTTGCTGCTTTCAGCCAGGGCTTTACGCTCTGCATCTACCCGTTGTTTTTTCAGCTTTACATGCTTTTCTATCAGCATATCCAGCTCTTTAATCTGGCCGCCGCTTTTGTCGGGTATGTCGCACAGTATCGCAATGCGCCGGGCTATGGCTTCGTCTACTTCTTCCTCGCGCAGCAGATCACGCCAGCCGTGTTTTTCGGCCCAATAATACAAAATACGGTTGTTTGGAAGGCCTAAATCGTCGCGTATTTCGTCAGGCGTCCAGCGCTTTAAATACAGACGTTTTGCAGCTTCGCGAATTTCGGGAGAGTAGGCCATAGATCGGGTTTGGGTGCCGGGTTATCTTAATCAATGCCACCAGTGTATTGCCTTGCTAAACAGCATTAACTAACTAATTTTCCTGATTATTCTGATTCTGAAAAAATCGGAACGCGCCGGAAGTTCGCCCCGTGATAACCCATTTACAAAGCCTTAAGCTGTGGGCCTGAACCTATATTTTTTTGATAAAAGAGCAGGCACATGGCAAAGCAAACTGGCTGGGTAATCGCAGCAACAGCAGGCGCAACAATAGACGGCCGCATCATTACCGAGCAGTGGATTAAAGACATGGCCGAACAGTATTCAAAAGACGAGTACACAGCCATGATTTGGCCGGAGCATTTCCGCTCAACCTGGACACCGTACGAAGGTAAAAACTTTGGTGAAGTAGACGAAGCGAAAGCAGCTATTCACAAAGGAAAATTAAGGTTGTTCGTTAAGCTAACGGCAAACGATTATCTGCTGGCCGCCAACAAAGACGCCCAAAAACTGTTTTTATCTATTGAGCCGGAACCGGAATACTACACTGGCAAATGCTATTTAAAAGGCATAGCAGTAACCGATTCACCGGCATCAACAGGCACAACCCGCCTTAAATTCTCCATTGGTGAAAAAGAACACGAGCACGAAGTAAGCCAGCTGGAACAGCTACTGTTCACCGATTTTATTACAGAAAAAAACCAACAAGACACGGCCACGGAAAAGGGCCTGTTCGCCATGCTGCAAAAGTTTTTCACATCCCATAAGCCCGAACAGGCAACAGAAACCGACACCGAGGAAGAACCGATGAAACAAGATCAGTACGACGCCATTATGGCCGCCGTAAACGGCATTGCAGGAAAAGTAAACGAGCTGGAAACCAAATTTAGCAAAGCGCCGGAAGGCGACCAGCCGGAAGTTAAACCAGAAGTTAAGCCGGAAGTTAAACCAGAAGCAACCGGCGTTAGTGCTGAACAGTTCGCAACGCTGACTGACAACATCAATGCACTGGTAACCAAGGTAGACGGTTTAGAAACCAAATTCAAAGCGGCCAGCGGTGAAGTGGAAGGCCAAGAGCCGGAACCGGTTGGCGGCAACTCAGTTTCAGTAGTTTAAGCGCTGCTAACAGCAGCTTGAACAATTAAGAATCAACTTAGCAGCGAGAATAAAACGATGAATTTAACAGCAATTGCAGCAGCCTGCTTACTGGCCTACAGCCAGAACCTTGCTAAAGCGTACGAAACTACCGACGTTAGCAAACAGTTTGCAGTAACCGGCCCGATGGAAACCAAGCTTAAAGCGGCACTGCTTGAATCAGTCGAGTTTTTAAAACTGATTACTGTACAGGATGTGGATCAAATCACAGGTCAGGTAGTGCAGGTAGGAAACTTCGCACTTGCCACAGGTCGTAAAAACGGCGGCCGGTTTGTCTCAACCAACGGCGTAGACGGCAACAAATATGAACTGGTAGAAACAGATTCATGTTCAGCAGTGCCATGGGCAACGTTAGCCGTATGGGCTAACGCTGGTTCGGCTAACCAGTTTATGCAGTTAATGAGCCAAAACGCCACTATGCGATTTGCGCTGGATATGTTGCGGGTAGGTTTTAACGGTGTATCAGTTGAAGTAGATACCGACCCGGTAGCAAACCCAATGGGTGAAGACATCAACAAAGGCTGGCACCAGCACGTAACTGAAAAAGCGCCGGACCAAATAGTAACCGACGCAATTTACTACAACCCGGACGCGACAGCAGAGCTTAAAGAAGGCGAATACAAAACGCTGGATGCCATCGTAACCGAACTGAAAAACACGTTAATTCATCCAGCCTTGCGCACCGATCCGCGCTTAGTGGTGCTTGTGGGTAGCGACTTAACAGCAGTTGCTCAAACAAAAATGATGAACAAGGCAGATAAGCCAACAGAAAAAGTGGCAGCTGCTGAAATGGATAAAACCATAGGCGGATTAAAAGCTTATACGCCACCGTTTTTCCCAGGTAAACGCATCGTAGTTACCATGCTGTCAAACCTGCACCTTTACACGCAAAAAGGCACGCGTCAGCGAAAGTCTGAAAACGTGGAAGACCGCAAACAGCACGAAGACAAATACTGGCGTATGGAAGGCTACGCGATTGAAGAGTATGAAGGCTATGCCGCAATCGACGAAACCGCGATGAACATCGGGCCAGCACCTGAGCCGGCACCTTAATCCGGTAAGTAATACAAGAAGCCGGGCGCAACAAGAGTTTTAAGCGCCCGGCTATTTACCAGCCAAAGGCCTTATAAGCCAGAGAAAAGGGAAATAGCCATGGGTGCCATTGCCAATTTCAAAAAACAACGCGAAGCAGCACGCGCAGAGCTGAAAAAGTTAAGCGAAAAAGCAGCAGCTGCAGTAGCCAACGTAAAACATGACAAGCCGGCAGATAAAAAAGCCGCACCGGTAAGCGAAGCGAAAAACGAAGCGCTGACACTGCTGGCACGGCTGCTGGGCTGCGAGCCTGAAAAAGCCATTGAACAGGCCAAAGAACTGATTGAAACGGCAGAGCAGGAAGGCTTTAGCTTTGTTATCGGTTTTGAAAGCACAGAAGACGAACAGGAACCGGAGCCGGAAAAAGTGACTGCGCCGGCCGAAAAAACCGATGGCGCAGCAGATACCCTGCAGGCCAGTGCAGAAGCAGTACAGGACGCAGCCGCCAATGTTGACGACGCAGCAGGCAGCGTAAACGCCGCCGCCGATAGCGTAAGCACTGCAGCCGGTGATCTGGACGACACAGCCAAACAGTTAGCCTACAGCGCAGACGACATTGGCCAGGCCACAGGCGAACTTAAAAAAGCGACTGAAGAGTTAAAAAAGCCGTCGGCGGCGCGTCAATCCTCGCGTGGCGCGAGAACCGCCAAGCGGAAAAGCAGCTCGAAAAAGTAGCGCTAACCGGCAGTGCTGAGCATGCGCCCAGCCTGCACCTGCAGCTGATAGAGCTGGAAGGCGATTTGAAACGGCTGAAAGCCTTCGAACGGCGGGCAGACAAAATAGCCCACAAGCGCGAAAAGCTGCTGCCAAAGTGGCTGCCAATCGCAGAAGAGTACTTAAAAAACAGCAAGGAAAAAGGTAATGAAAACACTGTTAGCGACAACCCTGTTTTTGCTTATTGCATTGTGTGGCTTTTCGACGTTGGCGATCTCGGCAGAGCCATTGAATACGCCTTTACCGCAATTGACATTGGCCAGCCAATGGCCGGAGCAATCAAACGTAAGTGGCCAGGCTTTATCGCAGACACCGTTTTCGATTGGGCAGAGCTGCAAGCTGAACAAGGCCGCAGCATCGAGCCTTATTTTGGCACCGTGTTTAACCGCGTTACCGGCCAGTGGAAGCTACCGGAACCTGTTACCGCTAAATACTACAAGTTTGCAGGGCTGGCACTACTACGCACAGCAAACGGCGAAATACAGCCCAGCCACGTTGGCGATGCCAACCGGCTTAAGCAGGCAGATCAACTTTTAGAGAAAGCCGCCAACCTGCATAAGCATGCGCAGGTAAAAACGGTTCGTAACAAAATAGCCATGCGGCTGCGGGCGTTAGAAGAAGCAACCGGAACAGCTGCAGGGTAGATACAAATAACTATGCGGTACCAACCGCACGGGACCAGCTCCCAACCCTCCAGTGCACTGGTGGAGTGATTAACAGGCGACTGTTAAACCCACGCTGATACCAAATGCACTGAACCTATTAACGTAGTAATGGCGCCAACGCGCAAAGGCCACACAAATGAGCGGATTCGGTTTTCAGTCAGCACCACAGGAAAGCATCGTTATTGATGCCGGAAGCGGCTGGCCGGAACTGTCTACCGGCGAATTTCGCAAAAACCGCCGCATACCGGAGTTTTTTGAAGAAGCCACAATAGCCGATTCGTTAAACCGCAGTGTGGGCGAGGTGCAGCAGCAGCTTATTAACTATGTAACGCGTCAACTGGCAAGCGACGGCAGGGAAGCCACCTTTACCCTGGATGAAAATCTGGCGCCTGATTTCAGCGCGCAGCAAATCAGTATTTACCGCGGTGCAGTGTATGCCCGTTCACATGCAGATTTGCTGGGTTATTTTTCCGCAGTAGACCAAAAGCCTGCAGGCAACAACAAAGCACAAGACACAAACCAGCAAGATGCAATATTAGCGCAGTCTAACCGCTCAGTGCGTTTACTGTTGGGCCTTGGCCGTGCTGGAGTGCATTCAGCATGAGCGCCATAGACAACAGCGAAAACAAAACCCAGCTGCAGCAGGTAACAGAATTTATTCTTGCCAGCCTAACGCCGTACATTGCGGCAAATAACATCGACGCATGGCAGGAAAACGGCACCATTATCATTAACGGCGAAGACACCGGAGCAGGTGGCCATCAGGTGGCAAAGTGGAAGCACAACGCCGTCATAGCCATTGAGAATTTCCCGCACCGGCGCATTAACCCGTACAACCTGATAGCCATGTTAGCCGCGTTTTTAATAGACAGCGATTGGCCGCGCGACACCTACGGCCTAACGGATCCAACGCTGGATATTGACCCGATAAGCAAAGACAACGCCACCGTGATCATAGAACTGGAGCTGATGGACAACATACAGCTGCAGCCGGACGAAAACGGCCCCGTGCTTTATGGTGGCAGCCGCTACAGCGTGGCAGGGGCAATAATTAACTACGCCGAAACCGCTGATCTGGAAACACAAAACGGCGGTGCACAATGAGCCTGATCATAAAGCCAAACAAGGCGCAGGCACTAAGCGCAACAGCCCAGCTGGCCCTGCTGAAAATGCCGGCTAATAAACGCATTCGCATATTAAAAACGCTGGGGCGGTACGAACGCACCTTAGCGCGCAAGCGCATACGCACACAAACCACAGTGCAGGGCGGCAAATTTGCACCACGGGCCAACGGCAAAAAAGGCCGTTTACTGCAGCGCCTGGGCAAAACCTTAGAACCCTATGTAAAAAACGCCAACCGCTTAGAGCTAAAGCACAAAGCCGCGTTAACAGGCCGCATTGCTGCCCTGCATCAGGACGGCGGCCGCGAACAAATGACAGCAGCGCGTATGGCCCGTATACACGGCCGGCCGGATTACAGCGCACCCAGCACCCGCAGCCAGGCAAAAGCGCTGGCAGCAGAAGGCTACAAAGTGCGCAAAGCAAACGGCCGTGGTTACCGCCGTGCCAGCCTGCGCGAAATAACAGAAAAACTAAGCCAGGGGCAAGCCAGCTTAATACTGCGCCAACTGCGCGGAAAACCGAAAAAACAGCGCTGGGATATTCCGGTAGATGCGCGCCCGTTCCTTGGTGAAAAGGCCGACAACGTACAACGCCAGTTAGTCAGCATCATTGAACAAATTAACAAAGCACAAAGGGGCTAAAAATGTCACTAGGTAAAGTACAGGTAAACAATTTAAATCAGGGCCAGGGTGATATCGCGGCCATTGAACGGCACTTTTTGTATGTAGGCCGCGCCGGCCATGCAGACGAAGAAAGCCAACTTTTCAGCATTGGCGCGCAAACCGATTTAGAAGCAGAGTTCGCCGACAGCGCCCTGCGTGATCAGCTTATTGCAGCACAGCTAAATGCCGGCCAAAACTGGACAGCAGCCGTGTACCCGCTGGCAGATGCGGAGGACGTATTCACCGCCATTACCTCTGCCAACGAAGTGCAGTCATTTGAAGCAGTGGTATTTTGCGACATCAGCACAACCGGCGCAGAGCTGAGCGAAAAGCACGACTACCTGATAAGCCTGCAGGCATCACACGGCCGTTTTGTGCATGGTTATGCCGCAGTGGCAGGCATCGACGCGTTAACCCAAACGTGGGCCGCATACGAAGCCGCACTGGTAGCAGTGCAAGCCGGTATTGCAGCGCCGTTAGTTGTGCCGGTACCGCAAATGCACGGTAACAACGCAGGCGTATTAGCGGGCCGCCTGTGCAACCGTGCAGTAAGCATTGCCGACAGCCCCATGCGCGTTGCCACAGGTGCCGTAATGGGTTTAGGTGAATCACCGGTAGACAGCGCCGCCAAACCGTTAACACTGGCCACGCTGAATACACTGGCCAACGCCCGTTTTAGCGTGCCGCAGTGGTACCCCGATTTAGAAGGCGTGTACTGGAGCGACGGCACCACGCTGGACGCAGAAGGCGGCGACTACCAATACATTGAGCATTTGCGCCCGGTGCATAAAGCCAGCCGCGAGGTGCGCATTTTAGCCATTCGCCGTGTGGCAAACCGCCAGTTAAATTCCACGCCGGCCAGCATTGAGCTTAACAAAGCCTATTTTATGCAGCCGCTACGTGCCATGAGCAAAAGCGCCAGTATTTTGGGCGTGCTTTTCCCCGGCGATATTCAGCCGCCGCAAGACGGCGATATCGAAATAGTGTGGACCACTAACAAGGCCGTGACCATTTACATGGTTGTACGCCCGTACAACTCACCAAAAGAAATCACCGTCAATATTTTGCTTGACCTGAGCAGCAACTAGGAGCAGCCACCATGCGTTTATCGGGTATGAATTTTAACGTCAACATAGGTGACATGATGGTGCAAGTTGACACCGCCACCTTAACCATTACCGACAACAGCGCGGTAAGCCAAACCAGCGGTGTACCAGACGGTTATGTTGACGGCGATGTAGCAGCCAGCGGCGAGCTTAACCTGAATGCAAGCCAGTTTGCGCTGATATCACAGCAAGCAAAATCGTCAGGATCATGGCGCAGCATGCCTACGTTCCCAATTATGTTTTATGCCAAAACCGGCAAAGACGAAATGAAAGTAGAAGCATTCGGCTGCCGCATCAAGCTAAGCGATCTGCTGGATATCGACAAAAAAGGCGGTCAGGCCAGTTTGTTCAAAATACCGTTTGATGTAACAGACCCGGACTTTGTACACATTAACGGCGTGCCGTACCTGCGGCCGGAAGAAATCGCCAACATTAAGCAGTAGTAAATGGACGCAGCCGATTTTGTAACAGCAGACCAGCTGCGGGCACAACAGCGCTTTGAAGCACAACGCAAAGCGCTTGCAGCCAGGCAGGTAAAACCCAGCGCAAAGGACTGCGCAGAGTGTGGCGATGAAATACCACAAAAGCGCAGGGAAGCAATAACAGGCGTGCAGCTGTGCACCGGCTGCCAACAAAAAACAGAGTAGTAGCAATGGAACAAGTGAATTTTGGTTTTATATCAGCACTAGAAGGCGGCCCCGTGTTGCGTGGCTACGTGCCTGATCCTGTTAAATCAAATTCAGGCGTAACCATTGCCACCGGTTTTGATATTGGGCAGCGCACCGACAGCGAATTAGTAGCGCTGCTACCAGAGCAGGGCGAACTGGTAGACAAGCTGGCCCCTTACTGCGGTTTAAAGCGCCAAGCCGCCGTTGCAGCACTGGCCAAAGCGCCGTTGCATATTGGTATAGCGCAAGCCAATGCCATTGATAACGCCGTAAAGCAGCAGCTGTTAAACCAGCTGCAGCAGCGCTACAACAAAGCAGCAGTAACCGAATTCACCAGCCTTACACCGGCCATGCAAACGGTAATAGCGTCGGTGGCGTTTCAGTACGGCAACTTAGCACAGCGTTGCCCACGGTTTTGGCACACAGCCGTAAACGCCGACACAGCAGGCATGGTTTACGAGCTTAAAAACTTTGGTGATCGCTACCCGACACGGCGGCTAAAAGAAGCCAATTATTTACAAAAATTCAGCCAGGCGGATCACGTATGAACTGGAAAGACATAGCAAGCACAGTCGGCAGCATAGCCGGTGCAGTGGGCCCGTTACTGGGTGGGCCTGTCGGGCTGGCCGTGAGCATAGGCAGCCAGATAGCAGGCGCGCTGGGCACTGAAAACACACCAGACGCCGTAGCAGCCGCACTGCGTACCGACCCTGCAGCAGCACTAAAGCTGCAGGAATGGGCAAAGGAAGAACGCGAGCAAATACGCCAGGCAAACATAGAGCTGCAGCGAATCGCACTGGACGAACACAAGGCGATACTTGCAGACAGGCAGAACGCCAGAACACAGCACGGCGATCACTGGATGCCGGCAGTTCTTACGCTGATTTTAGTAGCCATGTTTGCCGGCCAGCTAACAGCACTTTTCATTTTCGACATACCCGATAAAAACAGAGATTTGCTGGTTTATTTGTCGGGCAATTTCGTGCCGTTCTTAGCCGCCGCTGTGGCCTATTGGGTAAGTTCAACCAAAGACGCAGCCCAGCGGGAAAAACTAATGAGCATGGCTAACCAAGGGCAACACAGCGCAACTGGAACGGGTAAGCCTGGAGCGTAGGAATGGACGATTCAACAACAAATTGGCTTTTGGTAATTGTGGGGTTTCTAAGCGTGATCCTAGCTGTAGTAGTACCGCTTATCGCGCATTTATACAGCGTGGTGCACACCAACAGCAAAGATTTGAGCGACCACAAAACCCACATTGCCGAAAACTACCCCACAAAAATTGAGGTGGAAAAGCTGGGTTACCGCATAGAGCGGCAAATGAAAGACGGCTTTGACAACCTCAAAGAAATTTTAAACAACAGAAGAGATAAGGACGCAGCATGAAAAAGAACATCGTTTTAACCATCGGCAAAACTGATTTTACCTTTAGCGTATCAGTGCAGGATCACAGTGACTTTATCGACGCCACCGCGCGCGGTTCGTCTATCACAGCGGCATCGCACAACTTGGTAATGCGCACCATTGATGCCGCGCAAAAAGAAGACTTTAAAAAGCTGCTGGAAAGCTCACCAGGTGCAGAGCTGCAAATTGCCGGCACATTAAAGGGTGAATTCTCACCGGTACTGGAAATAGCTGTAAAAAAATAGAAGAGCTGGTCGAGGCCATAGACTCGAATCAGCTTGAACAACTGTTTATTTACCGGCGGCACCTGCTGCCAAACGAAGACGACGAGCCAAAAAGTTTAGCCCGTGCAGCCTGGCTAATGAAACGCCAGCGGGAAGACTTGGAAGCCATAGTAACCAACGCAGTATGTAAAGCGTTTGGCGGCTAAACGTGACCCGCCGGCCGCAGAGTTTTTGCGCCGGCCGTGTCACAGATAAATGTAACTACACTGCAGCGCTGTCATAAATGACTACGCTGGCCACAGCACAAAGGGCAACGAATGAGCTTACCAGCGCCGCTGATGTTTACCGTAGGGCTGATAGACCAGATAACCAAGCCGATTGCCAAAATCAGCGGAAAGTTAAACGGTTTAGCATCCAACTACCAAGCCGGAACCATGCAAATGGCTACCGGTATTGCCGGTATTGCAGCCAGTGGTTACGCCCTGCAGGGTGCGCTTATGCCGGCCATAGAAATGGACCGCGCGCTGGGCGAGGTTAAAAGCCTTGGAGTACGAGACAGCGCCCTTAAAATGCTTACACAAAACAGCTACCAGTACGCGCTTCAATACGGCGAATCAGCTGCTGACTTTGTGCGATCAAGCTATGACATTCAATCTGCAATAGGTGGGCTAAACGATGCTGATTTAAGCCGGTTTACCATGGCATCTAACGTGCTGGCAAAGGGCACAAAGGCAGATGCAGCGGTAATTACCAGTTATATGGGCACCATGTACGGCATTTTTAACAAAGATGCTGAAAGAATAGGTAAGGGTAAGTGGGTTGAGCAACTAACGGGTATGACAGCAAAAGCCGTTCAGTTATTTAAAACTGACGGCAAAAAAATGTCAGACGCCTTTAACCAGCTGGGAGCATCAGCAGGGCTTGCCCCGCTGGCGGAGCAAATGGCTGTGTTGGGTACGCTGCAGATGGCGAAAGGCGGCGGGGGAGAAGCAGCCACACAATACCGGGCATTTTTAGCTGGTGTGGGTAAAGCTCAGGATGCTTTAGGGCTGAAGTTTGTCGATTCAAACGACAAGATGCTGCCAATTATCGACATACTGGAGAAAATTCAAGGCAAATACGGCGACCTGAACGGCGAAACGGCAAAATTAAAAATTACAAAGGCGTTTGGCGGAGATCAAGCGTTAGGCGGCATCCAGTATTTAATAAACAATATAGACATGCTCAAGGGTTCAATTGATGAACTGGGGCAAGTGAAGGGTATGGAATTAGCCGAAAAAATGGCCGCATCCATGACAGACCAAAGTAAGCGCCTGGCTGAAAGCTGGTTTGTTATCCGTGCCGCCATCGGCAGCGCAATACTACCGGCATATAACAGCTTTGTTAAGGGTATAGCCGACATGGGGGCTGAGGTGCTTTGGTTCACCAATATGTTTCCCAACTTAACCCGCTGGATTGGCTATCTGGTGGTAGGGTTTTTCGCAGCCGTGGCAATTGGCGGTGCTTACACGCTAATGCTGGGGGCCGGTACGCTGGCCATGACCACATTCACACTGGCATCGGGTTTGCTGGGGGCGCGCTGGGTTTTGTAGGCACAGTATTGGGGTTTTTAATACCAT